AATCGTGAGCGAACTGCTAGAGATTCTGCGGCGGATTGACGGGCGACTGCTCAATTTGTGCAACGTCGTTGCGCTGCATGGCCGTATTCTGCTCAAGATAGCCGAGGCCGAGGGGTATCTGGTGATAGGGCTACCCGAAGGCTACGAGCGCGGCCCTGGCGGGGTGCTGCGACGCGTTGAGGATGACAGTGCCAATGACCATGCGCCAGAGAGCGACGACCTGACGTGGCCGCCATGTGAGACGGTCAGCCTCGTAGACAACGGCGACAACTCCGCTTGGCGGCAGTGGTACTCAGGCCAGCATGACAATGCTGAGGCGACGAATGCAGAAGCAAGTCAAGCGGCTCCGTGACGGCGGCATTGAGACGCGCTACACGCTTGCCCGCACGTTGCCTTGGTGCAATGTAGTGCTACAAGTCAGCAAGGCACAGCGGCCTAGTGGTGTGAAGCAGTATGCGGTGTGTATGACGATGGGGCCAAAGGTGAGATGAGAAGCGGATGGCAAGGCTTACGCCCAAGCGACGCAAGTTCATAGAGGAATACCTGAAATGCTGGAATGGGGCAGAGGCCGCACGTCGAGCCGGGTACAAAAATCCCGCGGTCATGAGCTGTCGGTTAATAAAAGTTAATATCGTGGCCGCCGAGATTGACAAGCGCATCCGTGAAACGGCCATGACAGCCGATGAAGTGCTGCACAGGCTCGCAGACCAAGCTCGTGCCGATATCTCACGGTTTGTAACAGAGACGGGCGCGATTGACTGGCAGGCCGTGCAGGAGCAGGGACATCTAATCCGACGCATCAGTCACAACAGGGGGCGCAATTCGAGCATAGAGGTCTACGATGCGCAGGGGGCGTTGGCGTTGCTGGCAAAGCACCTGGAGCTAACGCCGGATCAACTGAAACTGGAGCAGAAGACGCGAGCAGAGGACTTGACAGATGACGAGCTTGCCGTTATCGCAGCAGGACGCGGCGCAAGAGCTGCTGAGACGCCGGGAAGCTCGTAAATCGCTGCTGCGGTTTACCGAATACACATTCCCGAAGTACAGGGCAGGACGCTTCCACGAGCTTGTGGCGACGACGCTTGACCGCGTTGTGTCTGGTGATGTCAAGCGCCTGATGCTGTTTGCTCCCCCGCAGCATGGCAAGACCGAATTGGTGAGCGTGAGGCTGCCCGCCTATTGGCTGGGGCACTATCCCGACGATCCTATTATCCTCACGAGCTATGCGGCCAACCTTGCCTTCACCAATAGCAAGAAGGCGCGGGGCGTCGTCGAATCGCAGGCTTACGGCAACCTGTTCCCTGGGACGCAGATCACCCAAGAGGCTCGTGCCACGGAACAGTGGCGCATTGCCGACCATCGCGGCGTGCTTGTCGCGGCAGGCGTGGGCGGGCCGATCACAGGTCACGGGGCGCGGTTGGCGATCATTGATGACCCGATCAAGAATTGGGAAGAGGCGCAGTCAGACGCGCACAGGCATTCGGTCTGGCAGTGGTGGCGCACGACGTTCCGGCCTCGCGTGTGGGAAGATGGGGCCATTGTGCTGATTATGACCCGCTGGCACACGGACGACCTCGCGGCGCGGATTCTGGAGCAGAATGAGGGGGAGTGGCTTGTGCTGCGCTTCCCTGCTGTTGCAGACGAAACGCCCGACCCGCTGGGGCGCTCCATAGGCGAGCCGCTGTGCCCTGGACGGTTCAGCCTGGACGCGCTAGACAAGACCAAGCGCGACATCGGCTCCTATGCATGGGCAGCGGAGTATCAGGGCAGGCCGAAGCCCATTGAGGGCAGTCTAGCCAAGCGGCAGTGGTTCCCGATTGTTGGCGCTGTGCCGCAGCCCGTGGAAGACCGGGTACGGGCCTGGGACTTTGCGGCGACGGAGAAAAAGAGCGCCAAGAGCGACCCAGACTATACCGTGGGCACGCTGATGGCCTTGTCGGGAGGCGCATACTACGTCGAGCATGTCATACGAGAGCGGGCGGGGCCGGGTGAAGTCGAGGCATTGGTCAAGCGCACGGCGCACGCAGACGGCGTGGACGTGCGGATACACCTGGAGCAAGAGCCGGGATCAAGCGGCAAGCTGTTTGTGAGGGCGCTGATAGCGCAACTGGCGGGCTACGCAGCCAGGGCCACGGCCCCAACAGGCGACAAGATCACGCGGGCTATGCCGTTTCTGGCGCAGGCTGAGGCACAGAATGTCAAACTAGTGCGCGGGGCATGGAACAGTGCTTGGCTGGACGAGATCACAGCCGTGCCGAACGCCGCGCACGATGACCAGTGGGATAGCGCGGCGGCAGCGTTTCAGGCGGTCGTATCGCTCAATCGGCAGATTCAGACCATGCCGTCACTCTATGGTGACTGGGGACGTGAAGAGCCACTGATGCCACACGAGCGGGATGCCTCTGTACACAATGACAGTGAGCGGCATAAGCGCTGGGCCAAGAAGCACTTTTGCGCGGAGTGCTACAAAGAGGCTTGCGAGGCACGCGGCGAGGATGCTTCGCAGCGACCTATATTGTGGGGGTAGGGGGGATCGTGAGCAAGGTGTACGTTCTGACTGAGGGTGAGTACAGCGACTATCACATTGTCGGCGTGTACAGCACGAAAGAAGACGCGGAGGCCGCGAAACGCTGGATTCTCGGCGTCAAGAATGTGAGCAGCTACTTCGCTTCGGGCGTTGTGGTCGAGGAATACGAGCTAGACCCACACGCAGACGCTATCCGGCAGGGGTTGACAGCCTACAGGGTGCGCATGGCATGGAATGGCGATACGGAGGCCGTGTACCGCGCTGATGACGATGCGTATGGGCGGACAATCTGCATGGGCGGGGGCATCAATGCGTTGGCGCAAGGCGTTTCCGGCGTGGTGTTTGCCCGTGATGAGCAGCACGCCGTCAAGATCGTCAACGAGAAGCGGGCACAGATGATCGCCCAGGGCATAGGCCCTCCAAACAGGGATAACGCGGTGCTTGTCGGGGCTGGTATGGGGCTAGGGCGGCGAGAGTAGGCGGGGGTAGGAGCCATGAAGTTCGTTGTCAGTCGCGCCAGCAATAGTTGGGCTGCGGACAAGGAGAAGTCGCCCTGTCCAGAGGCTAGGCGCGAAACACTTGTGCGCGTTGATGAGATGTCGCTGGATGACCCGCGAAAGCGGAGGTTCACCATTGGCGACACCGCTTGGTGGTACGACGATGGCACAAATCACCGCGTCGAGGACGGCATAGACAAGCGGGACTTTCACGAGACGGTTTGGACGGTAGAGATCATGGACTTGGCCGAGCTGCTGATGTTTATTGACGGGCAGGGCAAGGTCATCGTGCGTCTGCGAGATACAGACATGCCGACCATGCCGCACATTGAAATCTACGACGGTTGGCGGGAGTAGGCGGGGGTAGGGACGTAGTGGATGGACACTGAGGGCGTTATCTTCCTACAGCGCATGAAAGCAATCGAAGACGAGCGGCTGGAGATGTATCGGCGGCATTGGGACTACTACCGGGGCCAGCACAAGGCCATGCTTCCGATACGGTCAGGCCAGCCGGACGATAATGTGCGCATCAACGTTACCAAAGTCGTGGTGGACCAGTCCGTTGCGTTTCTATTCGGCAGGGCCGTGGGCTTTCAGCTTCAAGAGGGCGAGCAGACGCCAGAAGAGGAGGCCCTGGCCGTGTGCTGGCGGCGCAACCGCAAGATGACGCTGCTCAACGAGATTGGCATTACTGGTTCGCTGTGCGGCCATGTGTTCGTCAAGCTGATCCCTGAGTATGCCACGGACGGCGAGGGTACGGACCGTCCTATTGAGTGGGTGCGCCTGGTCAACATCCAGCCTGAGTACATGAGCGTTCGCTGGAATCAGCAGGACGTGAGCGAAGCGGAGCAGTTCGTCATCCAATGGACGGAAGAGACAGAGGACGGCAAAGCCCTGGACCGCCGCCAGGTCATCCAGAAGGACGACGCGGGCAAGTGGGGACTAACGCACGAGATAGCGCGGGGAGCGCAGGGCTGGCGGGCTGATCCCGACAACCCGCCGATAGACTGGCCCTGGGACTGGCCGCCTATCTCCCACTGTCAGAATCTCATTGCCCCATCGAGCTTCTACGGCTTCTCTGACCTTGAGGGCCTGGAGCTACAGGACGCGATCAACTACGTGGCCTCCAAGGTGCAGCGCATTACCCGTTATCACGCCCACCCCAAGAGCATCGGCAAGGGCTTCAACGTCAACCAGCTATCGCAACGGGAGGACGAAATGATTGTACTGCCCGATCCCGAAAGCGACCTCTGGAACCTGGAGATGAAGAGCGACCTGAGCGGCACAATGGCCTACCTGGACCGCCTCATCAACTGGTGCATGGCCGTGGCCCGCATCCCGCGCATTGACCCCGCCGTGATAAACGTCGGGGCGCTGTCTGGCTTTGCCTTGCGCGTGCTGTATGGCGACCTGTTGCGCAAAACGAACGTCAAG